CGAGAAATCCGTGGTCGAGGCATTGGTAATCTGACGAGCGGCTGCCGTGCCAGCACCCCAAGCAGGGCGCGCGGCTTCCGTATAGTCTTCATTCTCAATCCAGCCGGCGTGACCGTTCATCACATCGGCGGCAAGAATGCCGGTCGTGTAACTGGCACTGTCGATCAGACCAATGTCCCAGACAGTAATCTGGCTGCCGGCACCAAAATGAACGTCCAGGATGCTGTTCAATCCTACGTCGGTAATGCCGTTGTTGAACCCGTATTCTCCGATGACCTTGCCATCACGGAAATGTTCAACCTTGAAACGACCCTTTGGAGCAAAGGCACTTCGCAACTCATTGCGTGCCTTCTCAATGGCGTACTCGCCACAATCAAATAACGCTAGACAATCTTGCATGGGATTCTCCCTATTGGTGGATGGCAGGAGAAACCCTGCCAGAAAGACTTACAAAACACTCGTGCCGCGCCGCAATTCACGCTTGATGACTTTCAAGACTTCACGGCCGGTCTCGCGCGGTTGAGCCGAACCATTGATGTTGATGTCGCCAACATTGACGTTGGCCACGTTGCCTCCCTGCGATCGGTAGGACGCATTACTACCAGCATTCATGGCGACAAGATGCGAGAACCACCGTTGGGTGGCACCACGATTCATCACGAACTCGCCGGGACTAAGCATGGCTGGCACGGTATCCGTACCGCGTGGAACAAAACCTCCAACATCGAAGTGACGGATCAGACCACCCAGAGCGACGTATCCTTCTCCTCCGCCCCCACTGTAGTCGTAACTGTCACCGCCACTGCTGCCACCGCCGCTACTAGCCAATGAAGCCGCAGCAGCAGCCGCAGCCGCAGCACGAGCCGCAGCTTCAACACGCCACCAAGACTGCTCAAGGGTAGCAACTGCACCAAGACCACTATTGACCGAAGTAAACTGACTGTCGATTGCTAATTTCCCAGCATCAGCGGCAGTCGTCTCTCGTTGCATGGTATCAGCCGACTGACCAAGTATTTCCTTTTTCAATCGGATTTCGTCAATCGTCCCTTGGATTGTCTCGGCTTCCTTACGTTCCTTCTCAGGAACTTCTGTGCCTGACTCTCTTTGAGCCTTATTAAGTTCTTCAAGAGAGTGGATCATCGACTGAATCGCTTGATTATATTTCTCACGCGCGCCAGCATTTATAAAATTGGGAAATGCCTTATCCAAATCGTAATTCTTTAGGTCTTTACTAAACTGAGCAAGCTCCAAATCTGACATGCTAGTGGCCTTGCTGAGTTTATCCATCTCAGCCACAAGTTTGCGAACTTGATCTTGTGCAACATTTATCGCCAAAGCCTGCTCGACCGAGTAACCTCGACCCTCAACTCCAATTGCAGGAGTCATCGGGGTATTGTCAATAGACTTCCTAGCTTCGTTGTAGGAATTCCTGGCATCTTGTTGCTTCGCAAGCCCGCCCGCATACTTTTCCGCCTGAGCCGTATAGTCATGCAACCGTTTCTCAGCCGCATTAAACACGGCGTTTACACCGTCGATGATTGCTTCTTTTCCAGTATACTTTTCGAGTTTGGCTATTACCGGAACGGTGAGTCCAGCCTTATCAAGGCTTTCCTGGAGTTGAGTACGCAGCATGGCCATCGCCTCGGGTGCCGCTTTCAACTCCTTGAGATAGGTGCTTGACAACAGGTGTTCTACATCGCGCTGCATCTGCTTGAAAGCACCTGCATCACCCATGTAGTTCTTGAGGAAATCGCCCTTAGTAGTGGTTTGGACCTTCTGGATGAAGTCCTGAATCATCTGGTAGGACTCAGCCAAGTCGGCTTTCTTCTGTTGGCTAGTCTTCTCGACTGTTTCCCCAGTGTCGCTCTTAGCATACGCGATCAGTTTCTTCTCGATGGCATCTCGATCGCGTTCCAGCGAAGCATTATTCTTCTCGGCTTCGCGCTGTCGGGCTTCCATGTCCTTGGCGATCTGTCTCTCCATCTGCGACTGCTTGTTGAGAGCGTCGTTTTGCTTCTGAGTCAAATCGTTAATTGACCTAGCAGCTTCCCGTTGAAGGTTGATGTTACCGCTCGCCTTAGCGGACTGTTCAGCCATCTGAGCATAAGCCTCGGCGCGTCTCCATTCGTCGTCGGCAAGTTTTTGTTGATCGGAATCCTTGGCGGTTGCTTGAAGTTTGGCGGCTTGATCGGCAATCTGCCGCATCCGATTGACTTCTTCTTGATACTGCCACTCGGGACTAAGATTACGTTCAGCCAGATTGGTATTGAACGTCCGATCTTCCATCTTCTGCTTGTTTTCGGCTACCTTCTGATCGTTAGAAATAGCTCTCTTCGATGCGGCCTCGGCCTGGGCACCAAGTTCCTGCGTTAGCTTGTAACGCATCTGCATGATCTTGTCGAAGGAATTCTTAACAGAATCGACTTGCACCTTCATCGCCGATTTATAATTCTCAACATCTTTCAAGTAGAGTGCGTTAGCTGCTGCAAAATGTTGTCGTAAAATCTGAATGGATTCTGTAGACTTGGTTTGTTCTAGCCGAATGGTAGCGGCAGTTTGTGCCTCTCGCATTTTGATTTGTGCGTCCAAAGCAGTCCGAATAGCCTCCTGTGGAGCAGCAATCGACTCCTGAATCCAGGTGCCAATCTTATTTCCAACAAGCGCGGCAACCTCAAACAAAGCCAACGTAGCCAATGCGCCACGGAGAGACAGTACATTTGGTATAACTGACCCTATCCCCATTCGGAGTTTTGCAAAACCTACCACGGAGAAGTTAGACCATTCATACAACTTAGCAAGGCCAGCAACTAAACCGACAAATGTTGCCGCAGTCGCTACAGTGCCCAAAGTATTAAATATGCCAATGAGTCCGCCTCCACCACCGATCAATTGAATCAGGGTATTAAGCATACTAATCATCTTCAAGCCAAAATCTACCGTAAAGTAGTTAGCAAGTTTGTTTAACTCCTTAGTCAATTGTTCGGCAGGTGTATTCATAAAATCCTTGAGTTGCTTCTGGAGCGTGCTCAAGTCCTGCTGTTTAAGTGTCTCCAAGGACTCCTTATAAGCCTTAGCACCTTCGCCTAATATACGCATGGCACCTGCAACACCACGAACATTGGGAATCAACTTTGCCATCGCGGCGGCCGATCCATCCGTCGTTCCACGAAGTTTTTCCAATGCACCATACCAATCCCATGTTGCAATAGCAGCCTGACCGGAGTCTGCACCAATTTGATGCAAAGCCTTGGTCATAGCTTCTGATGGCTTCATCAACGCAGTCATCATGCTACGCAGTTGCGTGGCAGCTTCACTTGCCTTGACGCCGCCGATTGTTATAGCAATCAAGGAGGCTTGCACTTCCTCCATGCTGATACCCATTTCGTGGGAAATGGACTGAACACGCCCCATTGCCGTTCCTAATTCAGCCATGCGGAATCGGCCTAAGTTTACTGATGTAAAGAACTGCGCAGCGCGAATCCCCGCCATATCCGACGATTCGCCGTAGGCATTCAAGGCACCAGTTAGGAGTTGCGCGGATGCCGCAAGATCGTCAGCACCAACCTTCGCCAACGCATTGGCGGCAGTCATAATGTTGGCCTGATCGGCAACCTTCACGAATTGATCGGAAATGATCTGATAGTTGGCTTCGGCAACGCGACTCAACGGTTGGTTGAAAGCGTCCGATACCTTACGGATACTGTCAGCAATCTCCCCAAAGCTGCGCTCCGGGTTGATGGCATGAATTTCGCTCACCGCTTTTGAGAAAGCCAGTGCAGAAGTGTATGCCTCCGAAAAGGCATCGCGGATTTGACTCAATGCCCGAACGATGAACTGGGTCATTATGACCCGGCTCAGAGTATTCCAGCTAACAACCCATTCGTTCGTCCGCCCGGTGGCTTCTACAATCGAAGACGAAGCGGTCCTGGTTTGGCTTGACATCGCGGTCAATGCACCACTATAAGTGCCCAATCCAAGATTCGCGGCGTTCTGCATCTGCTTGATGCTCTCGGTAACTTTACCCATGCCCAACGCCGAATTGACATTGCCGCCAGTTCCGCTGGATAACTTGCTCATGGATGCAAGCGTAGTTTCCGCCGCCGTTGACATTTGCTTGAGCGAAGAAACAGTCTGGCTGGCACTTGAGTTGAACGAACTCAATGCACCCCCCATGCCTCCCAGTTGGGTGCCCAACGTGGAAAGTGCCGTATTCAGTTTCGCCAGTTCGTCGATCGCTTCTTGTGCGTCGAAACCGAGTTTCTGTCGAATTACGCCTTCGTCAGCCATTTTGCTAGCCTATCGTAATCGTGGTAGCGGTGAATACCGGAACGTCGGGAAGTGATACAGTGGCGGCATATTTTAGAAATGCCGCCTTACCCTTTTCCTGGAAGTGATACGGTCCAGGGTCCGTAAGATGAAAGTATTGCTTTCCATCTTTGTTGAGAAACGTGTTGGCATTATTGTATTCGTTGATAATCAGGTGACGCAAACTCGTACTGTAGGTGAACGAATACATGCCAGGCGTCTCGCCACGCTCAAACGTGCCGTTGTCGCCGGGACTCGCGCCGATTCCCATATCAATGCGATTGGGTGCATCGGGTACGGGTGCATAGCCAAGGGCAAATTCCGCCTGGCTTGCCAGTGGTGAAAAGGTTGCGCGAGATGCCGCACTCCAAACAGGCATCCCTACCCGTGGCGTGGAATCCTCAATGACTGCCGTTAGCCACTCCCGCGCTCCTTGCGTGATAGCCCTCACAAGTCGCTCGTCAAGCAACTTGTTAAATTCATTCATGTCAACTTTGGGAAGTCGAAAGGTGCCTGAAAAGTGCATGGTGTGTACCTTACCCCAAGGGCATCCCTGCCCCTGGCATTTGCACCGCACGTTCATCCTCGTCGTGCGAACAGGTCTGATCGAAAGCCAGAATCATCGCTTGCATGACAACTCCGCAGTCATCCCATGACTCAGGGATTCCCGGCGGACGTATGCCAACCCGAAGGCACGCTTTCCAAACGGCGTACATTCCGGTGTGATATTCCGGCCAAATTAAGCGACTTGCGCTTCCGGCGTCCCACGTAGAAAAACCTCGCGGGCCTTCCGCAACTTGGTTTCATCCAAGCAGTTCGCTTCCAACACCAAGCCCAGAACGCGACTGCACTCGAACTCGGAAAGGCCGGCCTTCTTGAGATCAACGTCCCAATTCGTCCACGATGCGGGGTCGTTGACGTTCACCGTATCCCATTCAATCTGACTTGGAATAAGCGAATTGACGACGATGTAAGCCATACGATACTTGTGGAAGTTTGTTAAGGCTTCCTTGTATCCCTTGTCCTCAACATCCGCAACCGTCACGCCGCCCTTCATCAGTTTCTTGGGCGGTTCCGGCTCGGGACAAAGCCTCTTAAAGGTCTCCATGTCCTTCATGCCAGTGGCGCGAAAAATAAGATTCTCGTCGCCGCGCGGCAAAACCAACACTTCCTCAACCGGAAGGGTCGAGGTTTCAATTCCACCAATCTTCATACAAATCTCCCTTGCAAGATAAAATAATGCGGTGCCGGCAATCAATGCCGGCACCGCCTAAAGCACACTGTTATGCGCCACGAACGATAATGGGTTCCAACGCATTGCACTTCCCAGAGACCGCGATCGTCGCATTCTTAATGTCGTAATCGCGCTTCTCACTACGGAAATCGGGGAACGTGTACGTGGACGAAGCCGCACTGCCGCAAGGCCGCACGTCATTAACCACCACATCCACCGCATACGGCTCGCACAAGTCGGAAGACGACGTGACCCATTCGGAGGCCGCGCCGGTGCCCTTGAGGGCTTCGATCGGAGTGATCGCTTCGCCGGTGCCGGACTTCACCTGGTCAAAGGTGAAATTCGTGGTGACTTCCATCGGCTGGTCGTCGCCACGGCGCACGGTATCGAGTTCGCCTCGATCCAAGTCGTACTTGAACTGGTCGGCTTCCGTATACTTGAGATCGCCATCGCCGATGGTAATCTCAACCTCATTGGCCTCAAACGTCAGCACCGCGCCGGTCGAGTACGAAGTCGCCGGAGCACCAAGAGCCGGCGTAAACGTAATGCTGGTTGTCGGGCTGGTGCTAGCCGGCGTCCGTGCCGTGACCACATGCTTGGTCGTAGCAACGGCTTCGCCAGCGATCGTGAATCGAGCACCCACGGGCACTAGGTCCGGGTCGATCGAATTCAATGCAACAGTGCCAATCGACAGGCTAGTATTGGTCTGAGCCGGAGCACTTCCAGTTCCACCGTCAACGGTCTCGGCAATTGTGACTTCGACCCCGGCACCACCAGTGACGAGCGTATCGTCGATGGTCATCAGAGCCAAACTCGTCTCGCCCAGGGTGCCAATGAACTCCACAACGTAACTGACTCCAGCCGTGCCGGTGACACTCACGTTATTTTCGCCAATCGAAGTCAGCCCTTCGAGGGCAGACTGCAATTGAGCAGGCGTCAAGTTCCACGGCAAAACGCCGGTTTCCTTAGTCGCGTAGGTCACAGTAAACGTGCCGCTGGTGGCGTCGGTCACCGTGATCGTTTGTTTTTCGTTTGTCTTCTTGGCACTTGCGGCAGTGCCCGCCAAACCATCCCGAAGAAGGATGGTACAATTTCGTAAATCAATCCTGGCCATAGGTTACTCCACTGGCAAAGGTTAGGGTTCAATCAACTCCATCACAAAGCGGGCATCAACTTCGGTCTGTTTAATTTTGTCAACATTATCCAATTGACCGAAGTTCATAACTCGCACACTATCGTTTCGCCCAGGCCGTGGGGTAAGGCAACCCAAAAACACTTGTGAAGAGGAGTCCGCTTCGACGTAATCGCCTGGTTCGCCGCCGAAGTTGTAAACCGGAATTGGCTCGGACATCGCCTCGTGGAATAAACCCGCGTTCTTGAGGATGGTGGCAGCGTTCTTGCTGGCCCCGTCGTAACGACTGGTCAGCAACACGTTGACATCCACATAGATGCGGTGATAACCCTTCGATAGTTCCTGATCGAAAGGTCCGGTAATGCGGATTTCCGCTTTGTCAGTCGCACGCTCGAAAGAGGCGGTGCGCTCGTCGAAATGTTCGATGAGGACTGGCAAATTGGCATCAGTAGCAACCTCTTTTAGTTGGCTGGCTACCGAATGGAAAATCCAGCGCGCCCAGTTTTTGTTAGCAGACATTGCCACCCTCCTGTTTAGAGAGATAAGCAATGGCACCGGATAGCAAAGGAATGCTATCCCGAAATAGGCCAATGCCTGTGTTACAATCCGAGCATAAAAGACCTCTCACACGCCCGGAGGCATGATCGTGGTCAATGTGAAAACGAACCGTATATTTGGCAGAAGGTGATTTACAAATTGCACATCTACCATCCTGACTATTCAGAATTCGTTGATAGTCAGCATTTGTAATTCCAAATCGACGCCGGATGCGAGTATCATTTTCGCATTGTTTGTAGGTTGAACTTACACCCTTACGCATATTGCTCTTCTTTGGAAAGAGTGATAATGGTTTGAGTGTGAGGCAGATTGTGCAAACCCGCGTATCTGACGTTTCTTGGCCTTTTAGAAGGCGCATCTGCTGCAACTCTGAGGTAGTTCGTTTTCGTCTAGCCATTCGGCTTACTCCGTAGCCGCAACAGCACTGTGTTGAAGGTCAAGGGTCTCATTGGACGCAACGCGGAAGACTTTCTCCGAGAGTTCGCCGACCATTTGCTGGGCGGGCGTGAGAGCAAGTGTGGATTTCACACGTTCCTCAAGGAACAACTCGGGCACTTCGCCAACCAACTCACGGGCCGAAACGACCCAGCCGGCGTCAACCTCAAAGGCTTCTACTGTCTTGACCTGGTACTTGCGATTGTTGTAAATAATCCAATCGTCAGCACTGAGTTCCGGTAGTGCTGGTACATCGCGGCGGTCGATGATGAAGTCGCGTTGACTTGCATCGTAGGTTCCGCCGGTGACGAACTGTTTGTTCGCCGAAATGATCGAGATCGTTCGTTGAGCGACTCGATCAATCCTTGCGGGCACAACGACCGCTCTTCGCACATGCGTCACGGTCTTGGTGATGACTTTCTCGCCCGTCCTTACATTCGTCTCACTCGACACCAACTTGTAGATGTCGATAGGCGCGCCATAGTCTTTCTTCAACTGATAGAGTGCCTGCCGAATCCGTTGATTGAGATTGCGATTGATGGGTGGACGCATGGCAGTTCCTAACGGTCAAGATACTTTTCGATTCGCTCCATCACGGCTGTATTCTTGGCAATGATGATCGAGCAGTCTTTTACCAGCGGAAGAATTACCTCCCGCTGTTCGTCCTCCAAATGGTCTAACCGATTGGAAAGACGGTCTTCGCGTTTGTAATCGCGCCAGAGGAAAAACACGACAGCGAGCAGAAAGGGACCGAATTGCTTGATTAGCAATATGGCGTCCGAAAACTCGCCGGAAGCAAACAAGGTAGGCATATCAAAGTGTCCTCTAGCTAGGCGGGTGAAAAAGGCCCCTCGCCTCGGAGGTCCGAGGCGAGGGGATTGAAAACACACGCTTAGCCGAGCAACGGCACGCAGAGACGAGTATCCAACACGGCGACACCGCAGAGCAGGTCGAGATTCACGACCGTTCCGCCCTGATTGATGTCGTATTGCATCGCAACACGCATCGAGATTCCGTTATGCACGCCAACCTGGGTGAGCACGCCCATCCGGTTGTTCGGCATAGCCAAGGGACGCGAAACCAACGCAATGGCTTCCTTATGGAATGCCCAGTTGAGCGAACCCTTCGGACCAGGGAACGCCAAAGCGGCGTCAGCCACGGCATACTCCAGCGGACGATCCAACAGAACCTTGCACGCGGTCGAACTGACAGTCGTCACTTCGAGAATCGTGTAGGTGTGCCGAGTGCTGGTTCCGAACGCAATCAACTGACCCGCTTGGGGTGCAGTACCAGCAGCAAAGCCGTCCACCGCGATGGGCTTGGTGTAGCCGGCCGCGAAGGTCGTGCCCGTTTCCGCCGAAGCATCAACGTCACAAGCCTTGTAGTGCGTAACCACGGCATTGTCCAGAACGGCGTACTTGAGAGCCTCGTTGAGGACCACCGCGCCAGTCGTGGCGTCGGTCATGTACGTGGGCTGATCGTTGCCGTCAATCACCAGGTACTCGCCAGCAGCACCAGTGATGGCAATCGTCAGCGCGCCTGCGTAACCAGCCGGCTCCGGTTCGGTAATGGCCAGAGCTTCGGTCTCGCCGCCGGACGTGTACGAATTCACGTTCTGGTCCAGGTAGGTATTGAAGCCGAGGATGCGACCAAGGACCGCATTCTCAAGAGCACTTCCACCGTCGCCGCGCTCGTTGGCCTTGATGAACATGGTGTTCTTCAAGAGAGCGGTTTCGGCGGCCGGCGAGAGCACCAGGTTCCGACCTTGCATCGGAGCGAGATTCTCGTTCAGGCGTTGACGGGCTTCGAGCACGTAGTCCTGGCTATTGGCGGAAGTCAATCCACCCAACTTGCCGGCACGATTCGTGCTTCCGGTCAGATAGGCATGGACACGGCCGAGGATCGCGCGGTCAACAGACTTCGCAATCGTTTGCATACCGGGGACCAGGTACACGTCCACCAAGTCCTGGAAGGACAGGGTGGCTTCGCCATCCTTGATGACGAAGTTGGTGTAGAACCACTGATCCAGCGGCACGCGGACGTTCGTGGCGTTCGCGTCTTGCGGGACCAGGGTGTCGCCGTCACGCTTACGGCTGATAGCGAAGGTTCCCGGCCGGCGGGTGTTCACTACGTCGCCGTAGTTCTGCACCTGCGGCTCGAAGTCACGGTAGACCAAATTGGCCATCACCATGTTGGCTTCGAGAATGGCCAAACCTTCGTTGGCCCAC